TGAAGGTCACATTGGTACCGGCCTGCACCATTGACTCGAGCTGCGCGCGCACCATGGCGTTGGTGTACGCGGTCGCGCCCTCGGCGATGCCTGCCAGCTTCGTGTGCTGCTCCAGTGACATGAGGCCGGCGGCAGCGCCAGAAGCAAGCGGCAGATTCGTGTCCGAGCCCGTGCTGCTGGTCAGCGTGACCGTGTTGCCCGTGCCGCCGACGCCAAGGTTGGTGCCGACGTTGACCTGCGCGCCGGGCTCGATGCCGCCGAGCTTGGCCGCCTGCGCGCCGGTCATATAGCCGTCGTTGCCGCTGGTGGCTGCGGGCATGCCGATGGTCGGCGCGGTGCCACCCGAGCTGGTCAGCGGCAGGTTTGCGCCCACCGACGTGACCGAGCCGTTGCCCGTGCCGGCGCCGATCAGCGCGCGCACAGCCGCAGCGTCAGCCGCTGACCCAATCGCCGCACCGATGACGCTCTGCTGCAGCTGGTCGCGCGTGGGCGCCTGGTAGGCCTGTGCCGCATTCGTCCACGAGCGCGCGGTGGTGCCCTGCTGTCCACGGGTAATGCCGCCCAGCGTCACCGAGCCATCGGGGTTGATCGTGCGCGACGTGTAGGTGATGACCTCGATCGCCGTAGGCAGCGACAGCCGGTCGACGATGGTCAGGATGCCAGGGCGGCCCGCGTCCAGCGGCGAAGGCGGCGCCCGGAACGGTGCCACCGGCGCGCGCAGGCCGATCGTGGTATCGCCCGGACCGACAGGCCCGATGACGCCAGCGAGGACATCGTTCTCGATGGTGAAGGCCTGCATGTCAGATCTCCCTCACGCGCACGCGAAAGTCGATCTCCTTGACCCGGCCCTGCGTTGTCGTGGCGCGCACCGTCAGCTGGTAGTCGACGCCATCCAGACCGCCCTCGGCCCACACCTTGACGATAGTCGGCGGCGTGCCGAGGAAGCTGGCATTGAGCGTCGCAAGCATGTTCGAAGGCACGCCATCGGAGGCGGACACGACATCGAGCGTCGCGCTGTCCAGCTCGTCGACGTCGGTCAAGGCCTGAAACCAGTCGGTCAGGTCGATGTCGTAGGCCAGGCGCTCGCCGGGCTGCTTGGGAAAGGTCTTCACGGCGTCAGTCCTTGCGCACGGTGATGGTCTTGTTGCGCGGCGGGACGAGGATGCGATCGGCGCCCGGCAGCACGCGGATCGCGAAGTCCTGCGGCGCCAGCTTCAGGGTGAAGTCCTGGGCGTCGACCGTGAGCCAGCGGAAGTCCGGTTCGCGCGCATCGCTGAGGAATCCGGCCGAGTAGCCGAAGGCGTTGAACGCTGCGCCGTTGAAGCGGAAGGCGTTGAACACGGGTCACACCCACCGGAGCGGCTGCGCGCGCTGCAGTCCGTGCCGGCCGGTGACCTGCACTCGCTTTGCGCGTGCGGCATCCATCGAGAAGCTGAAGCGCTCGCGGGCCGCGGCGTCGGGGTCGTAGTGCGGCGTGCCGCGCTGGCCGAACAGCTCTGCCCGGGCACCGGCGACGATGCCGTCATGCCAGTCGTTGACGATCCAGTCCGGCAGCTCGGTTGCGTCGTTGGTCGGCGCCAGCGAGGCATGGATGGCCACGACAGCACCCGCGTCCGTCACGCGGGGGATGCGATCGAAACCGATGACCTGCTCGTCCTGGGAATCGAACACCGCCCATGCCTGCGGCAGCCCCTCGGCATCGGGAAGCCGGCGCAGATCGCGGATGCGCGCCTGCACGTCGACCTCGCGCCCGTTGACCTTGACCACCAGCACCCGCTCGACGCGAGCGCCGTCAGGCAGCTGCAGCGGATAGGTGGCGCGGCCAGCAACCAGCACGATGGGGTCTAGGTCATCGGCCCAGACTTGCGACTCGCGCAGGAAGCGCTGTGCGCCGCGGCGCAGCGCAGCCACGAGCGAGACGTCCGGCAGCTGCGACAGGCCCGGTCGGGTTTCGGGCAACAGGTCTTCGAGCAGGGCCACGGGTCAGGCTCCTTGTGGAGCCGCGGCGACGGCCTGCAGCTCCGCGTTGAAGTTGAGGCCGAGCGCTTGCGCGAAGGCCTGAAGGTGCATCTGCGCGCGCGCCATGTTTCCGGCAGAGCTCGAATCCTTGGCGAAAGCCCGGTACAGGACGAACTCGACCAGCGGCGTCAGGAACTGATCAGGAAGCGCGAGCGTCGCGCTCGTGCTGGTGACCGCTGCGGGGTTCGCCGAATAGACGACCTCGATGTGCGATGCCGGCTGCCCGGAGCCAGGCACGGCGCCGACGCTGCCCAGCGCAGGCGGGTAGACATAGAACTGGCGCGGCGTGTAGGCATCGACCATGTAGTGCTCGATGCGGGCCGATGGCCGGCGCGTGTGCCAGTTCGGATCCTCGGTGTCGAGCGCTTCGCGGCTGGTGATGCGCACGGCGCGGCCAGGGGCGGCGTCGGCGGCGACAGATGCTCGGTTGCGCACCACCCGCAGCAGGCGCGTGCCTGCCGTGGGGATGTTCTGCAGCGTGCCCCCTGCGAGGCGCAGGGTTTCGGTGATGGAGTAGGCGTCCGGCCGGAGCCCCACGATGACCACCTGCCCGTGGGACAGGTAGCGCAGCAGCTCGTTGTCCGGCCAGCGCGTAGCGCCGACATCGAACAGCGCATCGCGCGCGGGGGTGAGGACGTCGGACGCCAGCATCCGTCAGCCCTCGGTCTGGATGCCGAGTGCGGTCAGCACTTCCTGCTTGAGGTTGGCCAGGCTCTTGCGGCGGTCAAGCTCGATGCCCTTGCCGCGGGCCCATTCCTCCAGCGCGACCTTGTCGTCAAACGCCATGACGGTGTCCGCGTCGCTCAGATCGGTCGGGGTCTGGTCTTCGGGCGGAAGCTGGCCGGACGGCTTGGCCTCGCTCGGCGCCTGGGCCTGTACCGGCATGGGCTTGTTCGCGCGGATCGCGTCAGCCACTTCCTTGGTGATCTCGGCCATGTCGGGGCGCTTGGCCAGTTCATCGGTGTAGGCAAGCACCTTGCCGGTCTTGCCCTGCAACAGGTATCGCATGGTCCTACTCCTTGGACGGGGAAGAACCGCCCCAGCCGAAGCCGGGGCGGATCAGGGTCACGGCTGGACGGCGAGCGCCCAGAACTCCACGACGGCCGCATCCAGATCATTGCCGGGGATGAAGTCGATCGTGTCGGCGGCGGTGTAGAACTTGCCGTTGCTGTAGCCAGCGACGGTGTTCGGCGCGCCTTCGGTCAGGGCCAGGGCGCTGATCACCTTGGTGCCGGCGGCGGCGTTGAGGTTGGCCGCGGCGATGAAGCCGTCCGGGTCGACGCCATCGCCCAGCGTGCCGGCGGCGGTGCCGCCTTCAGCCGTGATGACGGTGTAGCCCGCGCGCAGGATCAGGGTGCCGGCCGGAACGTCGAGCACGGGAACCACCGTGGTCGCGACCTTGGGCGCCGCCTTGAAGTCGATCGTGTTGCGGAGGATGACCAGCTCGGAGGCTGGGGTATACGGCAGCTTGGACATCGGAGAATCCTCGAATTGGGGTCAGGCAGACAGCGGGGCCGCCGTAGCAGCCCCGCCGTGGATCAGCCCTTGCGGATGTAGGCGTGGACCAGCTGGTCGGGGTTGGTGACCTTGTAGCCGTACACCATCAGCGTGCGGGTGAAGTAGCCGAAAGACGACTCGGCAGGCTTCGTCTCCATCTTGCTGATCTGCGCCGCGTAGGTGAGGGCCTGCTTGTGGTTTGCGATGGCGTTGAAGGCGCGGTTGCTGCCATCGACCACGCTGGAAAGCAGGTTCGACTGGAAGATCTCGAAGCGATCCACCATGCCGACGCGGCCGTTGCGCAGGATCGAGGTGCCGTCGCCGGCCAGGCTGGCGTCCTTCAGGTCGGACTTCTTGATCAGCGCAGTGGCCCATGCCGGCAAAACCAGCTTGCGCTCTTCGTCCGGCGTGTCCGTCTCGTCCAGCACAGTGCCGAGGTCGACGATGAAGTCGGTGATGTTGTCCTTGGTCAAGGCCAACGGCGTGCCGGCGGTGCCGAGATTGAAGCCGGCCGTGATCTTGCCGGCCGTTGCGCCCTGGTTGTAGGACGCCGCGTCGGCGTAAATGTCACCGAGGATGACGGTGTCCTGGCGCTTCTTGATCTTCTCGGCGCCGTCGGCAGTCCAGCGCTCGCCGAAGTCCAGATCGCTCTGGAACTTGTCGATGTCGTCGATCAGGAAGTTGAAGTAGTGCGCCCGGTCGATCTCCAGCTCGATCACGCCGGTTTCCGGCAGCTGAACGCTGAGCTGCGAGTTCTTGACGTAGTCGAAGACCTCGATGTCGGGGACCGTACGGATGACGACCTTGTCGCCCTTGTCCTTGATCTCGCCCTCGTACTCCGTGTTGGCAATTGCCGCCACCACGGTGCGCTCGTAAAACTTCTTGAGCATCTTCCCCGAATAGATGACGGGGATCAGGATGCCGCTGTTCTGTGGGGTTCCTGCAGCTGCGGGGATCATGGCTCATTCCTTGAGCGGTGCCCTGCGCGTCCTGCGCTGGGCGTGGGGTTCAGCGAATGCGACCTTCGCGGTGTGCGAGTTCGACTTCGCGCTCGATTTCGTTTGCCTTTGCAGGGTTGCGCACAACCAGGTTGGCGGCCTGCGTCATCAGCGCGTTCGCTTCCGCGGCCGTGTAGATGCGCTTGTCGCCAACCGGCGCGCTTGACCCGGCGCCAGCGATGTCCGGCACAACCTGCGCCGCCAAGTTGGGCGGGAGCGGTGCCGAGGGGGTTTTCGGGGCGCTGGCTGCGTAGCGGTTGAAGATCCGGGCGGCCGTGGCCGCATCGAACCGCTGCACCGCTGCAGTGAGCGTGTCCTTCAGGGGTTTGCCTGTCGCGGGGTCGATCTGTTCGAGGAAGGCCACGAAGCCAGGCGAGGCGTCGGCCTGCTCCCAGCCGGGAGACAGGTCATTGAGGGCATCCAGCATTTCCGCCTGCCGCTGCTGGGTCAGCAGCTGCTCGGCGCGCTGGCTTTCCTGTGCCTGCACTCTCTCCACCACCGGCTTGACTTCGCTGGCGACGCGCTCGGCGCTCTTGGCGGCGATCGTGCTGACCAGCTGAATCATGTCCGGGTCGAACCGTTCCTTCAGATCGTCGGGCAGGTCCGCAGTCAGGTCGACGCGGGTATCTGCCGCAGGCGGTCGGGTCTTCAGGGCCTCGATCTCACGCTTAAATCCCTCGATCTGCTCCTGCTGGGTTCGCACCAGCTCAGACAGCCGCGGCACCTCGGCGTTGTATTTCCCCTGCAGGGTCTTGTATCGCGTCTCCCAGTCCGGCGCGGGCGTTGCTGCGACGGCTGGAGCCTGCTGGGGCGGCGCTTCGACTGCGGGCGCGGCGGGCTGTTGGGCCTGCTGCATCCGCTCGATTGCCTCGTTGGCTCTGCGTTCCTGTTCCTGCACCTGCTTCGGCAAATTCATGTTGTGACGTTCCTTGTCGAGCCGCGTTGTCGCGGTATTCGCTGGCATCCCGAGCCCGTTGCGGGTGTTCGATCAGCCTGTCCATGTGCCAGGGTGTCCGGCAGCTGACCGGGCCTTGGCTCTCTGCTGCTCCTGCGCCGGGACC